GGAATTAAAAGTTCTGCTGTATTCAACACTATGAATAATGCTCTAATTAATCCCAACATTTGTTTCTTTGTTTTGCAATTATTTCAAGAGTTGGGATTAATTCTGAAAACCATCGACAACCCAATGCGGCGATCCATGAACAAAGATGAATATATGATGTGGGCCAAACACTGGGCAACTGACAAATCCAATTATGTACGTGGTCAGGAAGTTCAACGAATTAGTTTTCTCATGATAAATGTTGTGCATTTATTTCAGGATGAAGTTTATGAAGAAGCATTAAAAGCAATGGATGAAGTTACCAAATATCAACAGGAGATTAACTCCACAAATTACAAATTTGATTGAAAGGAAATGTTATGAAGAAAAATGGAATTATTATAATGATTTTGTCGGCAATCTTGATAGTTTTGTTCTCTGTGAGTTTGGTTCGTGCAGAATCAGCAGTTAAAATCGGTGAAGTTGATTGTGTGAAACGCCTGGTTCAGGGCAATGATACAATCAAAGTCATTCGTGTTGAAGATCCTGATAATCCATTTGTATCAATCTATTTCACCACCATAAAATCTGGTGCGTTTCTTGCAATGGCTGATCCAAGCAATACAGCCATAGCAACCAGATTAACTGGAGAGATTCCTGTTAAAGATGGGCAGCAAATTATTGATAAATCCACCAAAACGGATATTGCACATATCAGTAAATCCATCGGAAGTAAAGTCATGAGAATCGCCAGGTGGTATGATCATGAAAAAAATACATTGGTGTATGTGGTTTATACAACCAAGATGCTTGACGGATCATTAAAACACTCATTATCAGTTGTTCCTCTCGGAAAACCCCTTGCCCCATAGGAATTACCGACGCAAGAAAGACCTGGAAGGATTACTCCAACCAGGTCTTTTTTTGCCTAATTAAACGATAAAGAAGTTCAGTTGAATTTGTTCAACAACTCTTGTAGGTTCAAGAGTTACGTCAACATGGAATTTCTTTGTTTTTCTTTCGTAGTCTGTTGCTCCAACTTCTACGGAGTAGTTATATAGACCACGTTTCTTTCTAATAACTTCAAGGAACTCAACAAGTTGCCCTGCAACCAATGACCATGTGATTTCATCGTTTTGTTCAAAGATGAAGAAACGACAGAAATCTTCAAAGGCTCTCTTGATGTAAAGAACAAGGCGAACAATATTCAAGTCTTGTAGAGCACTAGCTTTTGCTTGAGATGTCAACTGACCCCAAACAACATAACCAGGATTGAATTTAACAATTGGGTTTAGTTGTTTCAAGTACATTTGATCTCTCTGACCAAGTCTTGGATTGTATCTGAGTTCTTTAATTGTATCAATTGCTGCTCTATTGAAACCTGCTGCAGCAAACCAAAGTTCAGCTACAGTATCATTTCTTGGCAGAATGTAGGACATATGATACATTGGTGAAACCCACATATCTTGTCCTGTAAATGAATCGAATACTTTATTGTAGCACTCATATAGTGCAACAAAGTAATTGTTGAATGTATTGACATTATTTCTTGATGATAATGCTAGATTGACAGTTGCGTTATCACCATTGTCCATAATACCAACACAGTCACGTCTTGTTTGACATAGTGTACTGATTGCAGTTTTTACATCTGATGGATAACCACAGTCAAATACCATTGAGAAGTATGTATTTTCATTATCCAAAACATTATCATCAATGATACCAGAGTATGCCTGATTCAACAGAGTTGTTGCTTCTGCTGTATCAAGAGAACCGTCAGCTTGTAATAAGTCTCCATCTGATCCCTTTCTTAGAGGTACAGGTTCAGATGATGTGAAAGCTGTTGCAACAGAACCATAAGATTTTTTGATTCTGTATTCGACTTCTGAAAGTACGTCGAAATCTGTAGTGTTGCCATTCCAAACTTGACTTGACAAAGCTTTATCAGCATAAACTGCAATTGCTTCATTATCAATTCCAGAAGAAGCTCCCAACCAACCCCAGATTTCAGCTCCTCTGGCGTCTTTTGCAATAATAACATAATCACCAGGACCAGCTGATTCCCAGTCAGAAAAATCTTGTTTGTTATCTGAGATTAAAGCTGAACCACTTGTTAGTGTAACAGTTGTTGTTCCGATATTTTTATCATATACTCTAATGTTTTCTTCGTAACCATCAGAATATCTATCAGTATCTTCATCAATCCACATTTCTGCACGAAGAACTGAAGAGTAAAGATTTAAAATATCAACAATCCACAATGATTCTCCAGCATTATCTCGTGCCAGAGGGTTGAATGAAATTTCAAATGATTCAATGATAACATCTTGACCATCTGATTGTTTTTCATACACATCCATAACATATTGATCCCACAATGTCGGATTAGATACTTCTGTGATACGAACACCTAACTTATTATACCACTGACCACGACCGATTGGACGCAAGAAACAGATTGGATAAGTTGTTCCTGATTGCTGCAAGTTGGTACCAAACTCATCTACACTATTCATTCCTTCAACAAATGTAATTTGATATCCTGCAGTTGTATCAAGCGGTGCCACTGTGGCATCAATTCTGATGTTTGAAAATGTTGCATTATCAGCCAACACTCTCATGAAATAAAGAGCACCAGACTCTCCCAAATAGTTGTACGCACAATATGGACCTTGTCCATAATTCTTGCCGTAAACTGAAATGTTTGGTTCACCAAACTCTGAAATAAAATCAGCACGTGAACCGATAAACTTTAAAACGTTGTCCTCACCTTTCTCTGTTAGTGCAGAAATAAATCCGATTGTTGAAGGGACTGCTTGCACAAATTGAGACAAGTCAATAATTTTGGTAAATACACCCGGAGATACATTAGCCATCTCTCGTATTCCTCCCATTTTTAATTTCTCTAATAATAGTAATTAACTCTATTCTTTATCTTCCTTTCTCTCCAGGTCTATATCAAAAATCCTTTTCAAGAGCATTTTTAAAATCAAAATCTCCTTCTTAAACGTACAAGAACCAGTTAAAAATAATTCTTCGATCAGATGTCTTAACAATTGATGGGAAGGTAACTCTTGAAAATATGTTAAATGGTCCGGCATATCCTCCCATATTCGATTCAGAAGTAAATAAACCGGCCTCACTCAATTGTTTTCCATTGGCATCATCAATGCCAACTGTAACAGTAATCTTTACTACTAACCACGCATCATCATTTTGAGCATCTTGCTCAAACTCAATGGTGTCAAATGGTATCTTATAATAACCTTCTTCTGGATATCCAACGGATATAGTATGATAGTCAGCAGCAGAAGAATCTGTTGCATTAATCATAATTCTAGATTTCAACTCTGTTTCGTCAATAATAGGTGGCATTGGATTGAATGGATCTCCTGGAATTACACCTCCATCTCCCAATCCAAACCAGTTAATATATTCATCTTTTGTTGAAGCCACATTTCCGTTATTTCTATCTACAATTCTTTGGGCCAACCATTCTCTACCTAAATAAAGAACCAGATTATGTCTTCCAACTAACTTTTTATTTCCAGCCTCATCTGCTTCGTAAATCTCAACATAACCTTGTGGTTTAACCCTATCACCCTCAAATGTCTTATTCACAGAGTCCGCAAGACATCTACCATAGTCGTCTACGGAATTAATCTGAATTGTTTCTACATTTTTACTCATAGTCTTATATCCTTTTTATGATGAGGTAGGTTTTATATTTTGTTCTAATTATCTAACAGGTTTGGATCTTTCTGCTATATATATTAATTGTAAATATAAACCTTTTTATGATTGGAGGATGTTATGTCATTTATGTATCAAAGTTACCAAAAGGTTCCTGGACGAGTGATCAAGGCAATTGGAGAAGAAATTCAGAGAAATTTTGAGTTGAGAATCAGAGCCTCTCGATCTACGGAAGAAATCAATGATCTGCTCACGAATTTTGAGTTGGCTATTGCACAGGTTTCAACTGAAAATGCTCCTTCAGTTGATGGTTATAAATTGTGCGATCAAGTCGTAGCAGAGATTGGTGAGCTTCTTCGTCAAAACAAAAGGATTCCTGCAATCAAAGAATTTCGGATGGCAACTGGAGCAGGTCTTCGGGAAGCAAAGTATTTCATTGATAAATTTGCAAGCGGAGAGGAAGGATTCATTCAATTTACTAATGCCTTTTCGGGATAAGGAGGACTATGGAAGAGATCGAGATCAGAAAAACAAGGTTGAAGAATGATGTATTTATATCTCAAACAGATGTTATCATTCTTCTAATGAAAATGAAAAACTCATCATTAAGCTTTTCATGTCGGCAAATACTTCAAAATATAATTGACATGATAGCTGAAGCATCAGCGACGTAAAATCTGGGAGCATGATCAGAGATGATCATGCTCCCATCAGAATCCCTACATTCTTTTTTTTATTCTAAAAATGTTCCGCAGTTTGCACAAAATTTAGCTGCGGATGTTGATACTTTACCACATGTTGAACACGTTAATTTTGTCTGTACGGTGATGGGCTGTTGAATAGGTGTTGAGGTACCTGTAATACCTTTTAACCTTATAATGATCACCTCAGCTTGTTCCAGTTCACCTATTGAAGCATATCTAAACGATTGATTACACTCTGAACCCTTTACAGTAATACCTTCATCATCCAACGGTTGTCCCAACGATTCAACTCCAAGTGAATCCATTGACACGTTTGAATAGAAAGCACTCTGTACAGGTTCTCCACCTTTTGAATTATTCATTGTAAATGAGGATTCAGCCATACCTCTAACTTGATCTCCAGATGAACCACCAACTGAACCATATTTTACTGTAGAGTCCCCAGTAAACCAATTACCATAATTCCAATGATAATGATCGAAGTGATGATGATTGTGGTGATGATCAATGTGGTGGTGATCTTCGAGAATAACTTTTCTGATAGGTTGTGCTTTTTCATATGCAAACTCCACCCGAATAATACCATCGTCTATTTTGTCACCACGATGCTCTTGTATCTCTTTGGTTTTATTTATGAATTTGAATCTATTTTTTGCGGTTGTTCCTCTCAAAAATCCTTCAAGTTCTGTACTTGAATTGGGTTCAAGGATTAATGATTGATTGTCGAGAACATCTTGTCCATCAATTGAAATGGTTACGGATGCTCTTCGTGAATTTAGATTCTTGAGATAGAGTGAGTATTCACTCCCGAAAGGTAGGTGTACTGCATCATCTTTTACTCTGAGGATTTTACCTCTACATTTTACTTCTACAACGAATTGATCTTTGTATGTCATGGTCTTATCTCCTTTTTCAGGGTACAGACTAAACCCTCATAATTTTGCTTAAAGTCTGTTAGTGATTACCATGTAGGGAACTCTTTATAATATGTTCTAACTATATATATTAATCAGTGAAAGAATAAAACTTATTACTAACCATTTTTTTAAAGGAGGACATGTGAAAAACAGATGCTCAAATAAAAGTTGCAACCAACACCCCCTTCTATATCAAACTGGATATAGTAGTAAGCAAGGATGTACACATTGTTGCCATGTTTGCGGATGGGGGTATTGGACACATGAAATAGAACCATCATCAACAGAAATTTCTGAAGTTCAGAAATTAAATCCAAAAATGACACATGTTGATATAAAAAGGGCTTTAACAAAAGAAGTTTTAAAACCATACCCAGCAGGAGAATGGGGGAAAACTGCAGAAAAGAAAATGATAGAACATTTGGGCGGACACCAACCAGAATGGTTACCGCACAGATTAAAAATTTACTGGCGTGCAAAATATCTAGAATTAAATTCACCAGATGAAACTAAAAAATAGGAGGCCCAAAAATGAAAAGAATAATTCTTATTCTTATAATGATCATTCTAATCACGCCCCAGGTCGCACACGCAAAAGATTCCGGTTGGGAATTTCGATTCTTTGGTATTAACTACAAAGATTTTGAAAACAGAGATTGGAAACCAATGATCGTGGGTGTTGTCGCTTCGCTTGCTGCTCATGAACTCGGTCATATCGTTACCGGAAGATTAGTGGGTATGGATACAACTTTTAAATTCAATGACATGATGGCATGGGCAGATGATTATGATAATAAATCGAATGATCAAAAAGCTCTTTACCATGCTGGTGGTTTCATCAGTCAAGTAGTAATTGGCAGTGTTTTAACAGCCATACCAACAACAAGACATTCTGACTTCGCCGTTGGATTCAATGGATTTTCATCTATCACCGGTTTTAGTTATGCTGTTACAGGAGGCACAAGAAAAGATTCATCTGATGTTGCAAATTTAGATAATGATGGATACAACGGTACAGCTACGGCATTAACATCCGGTTTCATTACCGGCGGTCTGACTTACATTAACCTCAACAAAGTTAAGGAGGATATTAATGATTCACCCGATGTGTCCTACCTGCAAACAACAAAGTATGATTGAGATTGAACAGTTGGCAGGTGGGTTGATAATCATGGCTTGCCTATATTGTGATTTACCGCAAGAGGAAGATCATTTTTACATTTATCAAAACCATTGCTGGAAATGTGGATACGGTATCGACAGCAGGTTTTCTGCACCGTCTCCAATTCCTGACATGGGTTACATCTGCGGTAATTGTGGAAGGGACTTACTTGAATGGAAGTTAAAAACAAATCAATTAACCTTAACAGACTATGGAAGACTAAGGGAGGTGTTCAATGCTACTCTATTGCGACAACTGCGGAACCAAGCATGGGTATGATATAGATATGCCCAAAACTCACAAAGGCGAATGTGGATTATGTCACCGCCGATTGGGTCCGATGAATTGTATGGGGGATGAGGATGTTGAAATCCTTGTCAATGGCATTAAAACCGATATTCATGAAGTGGCGGGATTCTCTGTTCAGGAGGTCAAGGGATTTCCGAAGGGTATTAAGATTGATGCAATTGAACCGAAAATGGTAAATCACAGAATGATCGGTCCGAATTGTATCGTATTCTTTGACACAGACAGGATGGTCGTCGCCAATCCGGAAACAGGCAAACGATTTAGAATTACATTTTAGGGGTACTAACTGTGGGGATTTCAAGTACGGATCATACTTGTGCCCATATTAAGCAGTTGGTGATTGATCCACCCCTATTAATTAAGTGAGAGAGCCCGGAAAGCCCTCTCACTTTTTTTGCCTAAAAATCTTTTCCGTAGTATCTGCCATTGAACATAAATGCTCCGTCAATGATAATAATTGTATATAAGTTGAACATACCTGTTGCTGGAAGATGCTCTACAATACCGAATCCATTGATCCAGAAGTTTGGAGCGTTCTTGTGATAATCAGGTTTGATGCTACAAAGACATGGAAGTGATGTTGCAGTATGATATCCTTTTCTATCAATTGG